CTCGTCCCAAAATTACCTGTACGGAAACGATCTCCAGAAATACCTACATCATGTAAATTATCACCACTTATATCAACAAGATGTCCATTTACATTTATTTGCCAAGGAATTCCACCACCTGTCAATGTAAGTGTTCCTGCACCATTGGAAACTGCTGGTGCAACTACACTTGTAGTAGCGTTAAGACTACCAGTAATACTAAGTCCTGCGGAATTAAATAATCCTCTCTGAACTCCACTTATACTTATTCCTATTTGATTCGCTGTTGGACGATAAAATCCGCTAGTTATATCTCCTGCAAATGTAAGTGAAGGTGCTCCAACTGTTCCTGCTCCTAGCGCAAGAGCAAGAATAGACAAAGCTGCCGCATTCCATCTTCCTACTGCTGGAGCTGAATTAGGCTGAATAATACTACTTCCATTATCTGCTCTCGCGTCTCCTGGATTCCAACTGTATAAATCTCCTAATCCATCTCCTACAGCAGCACCGTAATCGACATTAACCGTCGCATTGCCTGTAGGAACTGAAAGAATTTTCAGATCCGCAATGCCGTTAACCGCATATACATTCCTTTGAGGACTTGTAGCAAATACATTTCCCCATGCGCTAGACATATAGTTTCCTCATTTTTTACATTCCTTGAGCAGGAAGTCCAATTACATCAATTTGATGAAGGAGTTCAGGAAGCCAATTTTTCGTGATATCATCTCCTTGATCTTTATGCCCTATGATTCCACTCAATAACATTGCTGCTGCTTTAAGTGTAATCGCATATGGCACAGTTGCTGCAATCCAGGAATCAAAAATTACTGGATCAATTGTAGGATTTCTGTAATATCCTGCAAGTGCATGCTGTATCTGTGTTCCGCTACGAACATTCAGAGTTGTTCCTGCAAGATATGCAACATCCGGGCGTTCAAGACTATATCTATCAAGAAGCAGATTTGGATCATTCAGAATTTTAAAATAATCTCCTGCTTGTCCTGTAGGAAGCTGAGTAAGATTATTAATTCCTGCTGGGTCATATTTTCGAATGTAATTCAAAGTTCTAAAGTTTGGGAAGTATTGACCTACATCGAATTGAAAGAAGAAGGCAGAAGTAAAAAAGTCGATTGAAACTTCAGAGATATCTTTATGATAAAAATCTCGTTGATGGAGAGAAAGAGTAGCAGATTTAATTGCAATTGTTGTTTCTGTAACTAGTCCCGATCTTCCCGTAAGACCAATTACATCATTATAAATCTGTTGATAAACGGCAGAATTTGCCACGCAATCTCTCCATCTACCTGTTTTATCTTACTTTACTTTCCACTCATCTTCCGCAGATGTTCTGGAATTCTATTCTTTCCTAATACATGTCCTTGCTGAGATTCTCCTGTATCTATTGGAGCTTCATTTCCCATGACTTCATCAATCTTATCAACTGTGATTCCAAGTTGATTTGAAAGTTTTTCTCTCAGCTTTGCATACAATTCTGCTCCAACATCTTTCTCAACTCTCTTCCGCAATGAGCCGAGAGGATCGAAGAGTGATTCAGCTTCTTCAATTTGTGCTGCATTCGCACGACTGATGTAAGGATTTCCTCCTGAAATCTCATTGTCCAGATATTCGATATCTTCTACTACATTTGTCTTGAATAATCCTTTTACAAAGCCCAGCTTTTTTCCATCCGGACGAAACATACTTGCATTTCTCAGACTTCCAACAAAAATTACGAAGTCTGGTTGTTTTGTATTCCCAATTCTTGGAGTTGTCGGCAACTGTGTGAGAGAAGGTACTTGAAGATCATTCATGGTTGTATTTCCTTAACTGGTTTTGCAAGAAAAAAGAAGGCAGCAAAAGGACTTCTCCTAATGCTGCCTTTATCCTCAGCTTGCTCTGAAGAATTCGATTTAGCCTAACGCGGCAGCAGTTAGATTCGTCATGATTGCAAAGGCAGGAGGATTCTTGATTACTGTCGTCAGTTCTGTAGTGAGCGTACCTCCTGTTGCATCAATGCCGTTATCCTGCGCTGTTTCATCCTCTGGCTGGCCGCTTGGAGTCATTGGATTGAAGGGAAGATGCTGAGTCTTTCTATCTCCAAGGTATGCAAGACGGAAAGTATTCAGATCAACTGCGACAGCATACTTGCTCCAACTCGCGTTTGTATTAAAGAGAGGATGTTCAATGATTCTGAATGTTCCTCTCGCAATCTTGATTGTGCTGAATTGCAGTCCCCAACTGGTTTGTCCATCTACCATGAAGTAAGTTCCATTAAGGCGGCCAATGTTGTTAATTACTTTCTTCGCTGTGCCTCCTACAAATAGAACTCTTTCATTTGCATACTTCGGATCAGTTGCTTGATTGAATGCAGGATCGAAAGCGGCTTCGAATTGAGTGTAATTTGTCGTACCCCCTGCAACCGTTACATTCACTGCTCCATATGTCGGAGGATAGTAAGCAAGATTACTCACGATGCTTACAATTCCATCCATCATATGAAACGGCTGCCCGTTTCGAGTTCCTTGGAACTTCTGACCAAAGAAGATCGCTTTTTCAATATCTGCTGCATGAAACGCAGCGCAATCCATCTTATTTTCCGCGATATTTGTATCTCCAGCAATCATCTGAGTTGCAGCAACAGTACCACTGATTGCCCAGGTGTTGCGGAAGATTTGTGTAAGATTGGTAACTCTGACGGGATTGATTGCAAGAGCGGTAGGACGCAGGCTAGCTTCTTCAAACGCATTTCCTACTTGCCAGAGATTCCCATTAGCACCTACAGCTTGCGCGGCGATTGTACCTACACCACGAGTTACTGATACTTGCGTGGCTGAGAGAATCGCGTTTACGATTACATTCTCTCCTGTAGTATCCACCCGCATAATCATACCAGGCAGGACATTCACTGTGCTTGTTACTGTGAATGTAGTATCTCCTGATGTCTGACCTGCGGCAGTTACTGTCAATTGCGGGAAGAGCATGGTCTTGCTGAAGAAGCCATGTTCAATCTGAGCTGCGATCTCACTCTCAAGCATGGAAGTAAGTCCAAACAGCGGAGCTGTTCCATTTGGCATTAGACGAGTAATCATTCCTTCAAATGATTTCCTCGCCAAATCTTGGGTGAAGAGTTGACTGGTAAAAATTCCTGCACTCATTTAGATTCTCCGGAAGTTGAGGAAAAGATGATAGGACTGAAAAATCAAGCTGTAGAACTTCTCAGTCCATCAAATTTCACTTCAGGACTGAACGTAAGATTTGCAGCGGTAATAAGAGCATTACTATTCTGACTGAGTGTAGCACCTGTCAGAACTCCCTGCCCGTGCGTTACACCTACAATGCTTGTATTTGCAGCAATACCTGCCGCAGCAGTTACAAGCATTCCAGGAGTAATAACTCCTACAGGTTGCGCAGAAGTGAAAGTAACTACTGTTGAACCGTTCGGAACGCTTGCATTGATGACTTGTTGATTCGTTGTATTTCTTAGAGTTACACGATATTCTCTTACCAGCGATGCAGCAACATTGAGTACTCCTGATCCACCTGCACCTGCGGTAACTCCTGTTGCACCAGCCGCAAAAGTCATTGCTTGAGCAACAAGATTAATGAATAGGAATCGGAAGCTGAGACCAATGATATTATCCATATTCGGAGCGGCTGCCCATGGTTTTGTTGGATCAGGTTGCAGAGGATTATAGTTAAATCCACCTGCAAGAGCGGCAATAATATTTTGTCCAATATCTGTAGTATCTGTATAACCTCCCGCAGGACCAGTACGAAGAATTGTACCTGTTGCAATTGCAGCAGCAAGCCAAGTTCCTGCACCTGCGGTAGTAAGTGTAGAGTCAGAATCTCCCATTGCAATTAGATCACCAGGAGCCACTGTCCTGTCAAAGATTCCACCTTCACGAACCATGCCTCTTGCGAACATTTCAGTAAGCTCCTAGAAAAAGTTAAAAATTGCGAATTTAATTCTATTTCGGTAATCCTGCACCTAAATCTTGTCCTGCAAAATCGCTCCAGTTATCATCTCCGAGACCAGCAGTTCCACTTCCATTTGCTTTCTCTTTGCTGGCTTTTAATGCTCTTCCTGAAGCAATTTCTCCTAATCCGAGTAGATATGCTTTTACATTTGCAGTTATCTGTGCTGCACTTGCTTTCGGATATTTTTCTGTCATCTGCTGCTCAAGCACTTCAACAAGTGGTTGAACAGAAGGATGACTTAAGAATTCTGAATTTTCTCCACTTCGGAGAGATTCATTTACAGTCTGCTTTTTAATCAGTCCAGGTAATGCGGCTTTGAAGGCTGCTGCTTGCTTTTCGAGCGCTGCTTCAATAAGCTTTGCAGCCATTGAAGAGGATTGAACAAAAGAGGATTGTGAAACATTGTTAAGAATCTCTGAAAGAGCTGCTGCATCACCTTTCAGAGCTTTTTCTGCTAGTTCTGGTTTTACTGCTTTTGTAAAGTCAAGATTCTTTGCTGCTTCTGCCAGTTTCGTTGGATCAAGATCGAAGGTTACTGGCTTATTCAGATTTACTTTACTTGCATCAGTTTGCCACAGATCAACGAAACCTGCGAGAGGTGATTTGTCATCTTCAGGTTTTGGAATGCCTGCAAGAGCAGCAGGAACAACTCCATCACCTTGTGTCTTTGTATCTTTCCCTGGTACTGTAGCGTTATCTCCACTCGGCTTTGCTTGAACTCCTGCGGCTTGTCTTGCATTCGCCATTAGGGTACTCATTAAATCCATTGCACCGGCCATGTTTTACTCCTCAGAAGGTTTAAGAACAACAACAGATTGCGATTGCTGGTTTGGACGCTTGACTTCTGCTACTTCTCGTTCTTCACTAAGAGCAACAAGATGAAGAAGTATATTTATTTGCCCATGAAGATAAGCAGTTTGTTGAGCAAAAAGAATTGGATCTTTTGAATCAAATTTAATTAAACTCTTTTCAATTGCTGAATCAGCAGCAAGAGTCTGATATAACTGCTTTTGTAATGGCATTAGGCGTGTTGCAGCCTTCAGTTCATCCTCACTGAATGTATATGAATCAAAGCCTGTTGGTTTTCTTCTAGGCATTAGGAACTCCGGTTTGTCCTACTGCTGGAGGATTTGCTTGAGGAAGAGTCCCAGAAGGAGTTGCTGTTCCTGTTCCATTCGTCTTTCCCGAAGGTCCTGAAGCTGCTGCGGCTGCTCCTGCAATCTGTTCTTGCAAAGATGCAGTAGGTTTCTTCGCAGCATCCATTGCTTGCTTCTTTTGCATTTCCTCAATTACTGATTGTGGAATCTGAGGCATTGGAGTACTGAAAGGAGTTCCTGCTTTTGTCGCCATTGCAGCAGCTTGTTGCCAAGCAGTAAGCTGCTGCTGGAATAGCATTAAATCTTTCGGCTTTTGGAATTCTGCAACATCTGCTCCTTGCATCTTCATCAAGTAGGAAAGCAGGTCTCCCATATCATATTCCTGCTGTAAGGATTCACTTGATCCAATCATCTGCATAAATGCTTGCCAAGAATCTATATTCATAAGTTTATCTGTAGGAACAAGACCATCTGCAACTTGGAATTCAATTGCAGCTTGTCGAAGAATCAATGGATCAACTTCCACATGCATTTTCTTTGAAGGAGAATATATTGTCTTTTCATCTTGAAACTGAAGGATGTTAAGAAGAAGTACTTCTTTTACTGTACTAAATACTTGATGCTCTTGCAGAAGAGCAACTGTCTGATTCCTCCAATTCGCATGACCCATTACATCTTCATATTCATGCTTTGTACGATTGCCTTTGATGAAGGAACCTTGATATGGAGGATTCTGTCCATTTGCTCTATCAGCAAACTTATTTACAAGTTCTGCTTCTGCATGGAAACTCTGACTGAGTTCATCTTTGTAAGGAATTGCATAGTAGGCTTCTCCGAGAGGCTTTCCGTAAGCTGCTGGGCGTACCGGCATCTTTGCAGATGGATTCGGAGAGTTAATTACAGTCTCTGAAACCCTTGAGGGATCATAGAGTCCCCTATCCATAACAGCTCTCCGTTTGCTAGCGGTAGAAGCGTTCCAGAGGGCTGTCTGATACTGTTGAAATGGCAATGCGTTCTTAGCAAAGCTTTTTGTCTGGAATTGCAATCCATCTTCCAAAGGCTGTCCAAAGATAATGGGGATATAATCATGTGCATTTGAGAGTCTCTCCGCGTAAAGTACAACTTGATTGTTGATGATTACAAACTTCCAAACTTGAGGAGTGTTTTCCTCAGGAACCATCATTCCAAAGTCATTAGGAAGGATGCGAGCATATAGAATAAACTTTTGATACATATTCTTATATCTAATCCTATTCTTCCTTGGATCATTCGTTGCCCAACTTAGCCAGTCGAAAGACTGAAGAGGATTTCTATCAAGCAGAGCAGCAGGATTGATTTGAGGGAGATAGTAATGAGCGTAACTACTTGCTGAAGTCATTCCCGCAGTTTCTCCTCCACTCTCGAAAGCTTTCTCCGCAGTAACTACAGAAACTTTTCCAAAGAGAGAATTGATGTATCTCTTCAATTCTACTCGGCTTTGTAGTTCTATATATCCTGCAAACTCTCCTTTTCGATAGATATCACAAGGTGCAACGCGAGGATCAAAGATGGTGTTATACATATCCATCCGCCTCATTACATTACCTTGCCAGATTGTTGTCTTTGGCTTTCCTTCTTTACCTCCTTTATATGATGGATCAGTTTCAAGAGTCGCAACCGGCCGCTGTTCCCATGCAACTTCAAGTGCATGAAGATTATATTTCATTCCATCTTGAAAGAAGAGAAGTAACTCTCGTATCCACTTAGCAGATTTGCTGTTTTCTGCCATGATTGCATCAATTTGTAATGCTGCATCTTCATAAGAAGGAGAAGCAGCAACAGGGAAGATTGGATTCCCAGAACAAAACACCTGACTCAGATATCCTACTGCTGCTTGAACTTGAGGCATGATAACAGGGATTGTAATATTACGATATCGAGTCTTATCTCCTGCTCTTAGCGCTTGTCTCGCTTTTCTTTCTTCTTCTGTCAAGTCTCCTTCCATCATATATTCTTTATCAATGATCTCAAGTTGTGGCCTTATACTCCATGTGTTATGAAGAAGTGTATGAGTTTTACGACTGTATTCTAAGACCGCATCACTTGTTTCTCTTGAAAGACGAAATGGAGTAGCGCCGGAAGCCATAAGAAGCTTTCTCTCTTAGAATGCGGAATTGTTTTCAATTACTCTTGCTGTTTTAGATTCTTCCAGCAAGACTTTACCTTCAATGCTCATAAGATGCCCGTAGAGATTCATTATCTTCTGTGCATATGCGAGAAGATCAAGAATATTATCTATATTATCTCTCTTCAATGGATTCCAATGAGATGCCTGAAAGACGACTTTACTGCGAACCTCTGGATGTACAAGAAGTTCTCCTGCGTTAATTTGACGCAAAGCTTCAAGAATTCTACTGTTTTTGGAGTACATTCCTGAATGTATCTCAACAACTTAAATGCCTCCAACTCCATATTGTTGAAAGATAATGTTGATCCAGTAAGCAAGTGTAGCTTGATAAGCGTTCGATTCAACTCCAATAAGAGAACAACCATGACGCAAGCATAAGAGGAGTGCTCGTTTAATTGTTTCTCCTGGAGAGTAATCTCCTTCATCAACTTCTCGTAATGCGGGAATAGCATCATATACTTCAAAAAATCCGATTGCAACATCGTCGCGTCCTTTGTTTCCAGCAGGATCAATAAGTACAAATGATCCTTGAGGTTTATCTTCGGAAGTAAATCTCCATGCCGCCATTTTTGTAAGATCAAGACGAGAGTTGATTCCTGCGTCTGGATCATTGAGAACTTCTGCAAAGAAGATTTCAGGATGTCCCATGCTAACATCATTATCAAGTTCTGCAAGAAGTTGTTTGAGAGGTTGAAGTTCTTCCCAAAGATAAGTCATATCAGAAAGAATTCCGCCGCAGATGAATTTAATCCAATTAGGATTATCCTTCAGCTTGCGGAGAATGCAATTAGGAGTTGGATACATATTACCAACAAAGATGAATAGGCAGCCGAAAGGAGACTTCGCTTTCATTGCTGTTCCTATCATCCATCGTTCAAGTTTATCAGACTCGACTTTGCTATCTGCACATTCACGAGTTTGTATATCTTCAAATATCATTACATCTGGACGCTCATTTTTAATATTAAGCCCACGAAGACTGCCGCCAGCGCCAATAGCAGCAAGCATAAGAGGACGACCACGATACGTAAATTTTTTAAGTTCTTGTCTGTCAATTTCCACATGAAGTTTCCAATCACCAAAGAGTCGTTTGATGTTAGTTTCTTCAAGCATATCAATTACGTCTGCTATGATATTTTCTGCGAGAGCACTTGTGGCAGCAGTAATGAGAATGAATTTACGACCAGTAAAAAGGATGCAGAAGAGAGCAAAGAGTTTGATTAGCATTGTCTTGCCAAAACCGCGCGGAATGCCAAGAACTAGCTGAGTAAAATCTCTGACTTTAGCTACTGCTCCTTGCAGTAGTTGCCAGATAAGAAGAAACATTGGAGGAAAGAGGAACTTAAAGACAATGGGAATTGCGAGAGGAGCAAGAAAGTTAAGATCCGCTTTTGCTGCTTCTATTGCTTGCTCTCGATTATATGTCTGTTCAAGATTTCCGTAAAAGGCGTCGGACTCCTGTTGCTGAGTAACTGCATCAGCAATATCTTTCTCAATCCTACCCATGAGAGCAGGATCATCTTTTCCAAGAACTGAATCCCAATGTGCATCTTGCATTCTGTATTAGTCTGGCTTCTGCATGATTTGGAGACGAATGCTTAAGAGCAGTAGGCGTGCGCGCTCAGCATCTGCTTGCTTTTGACGCATAGCAGTTGCGAGAGAAGTTACCTTAGCCTCCGGTTGCGGCAAGAGGTTCTGGTGAACTTGAGGAGTTTCGAGAGTCATCACTACTGTTGCTTTTTGCATCCTGTTCTCTCTGCTTTCTGTCTGCAAGTAGGCGTTGGGCAGGGATTGTTACAAGTGGTTTTCCTTCAACTTCAATTACTTCTCCTGTACGACTCATTGTATACTTCTGTACAATTATGCGAGGAAGAATCAGATTCACAATGTTGTTATTAACTACAGTTGTATCTGATGCTTTCGCACCTCTACGCTTTGCAGCATTAATTACTGCATAAGCTCGTAAGATGTCTTTTG